GTAATTCTTCTTCGGGCACATAAACCCAGAATTCTTGCCCACATTATAGTGGAACCAATAATCCTTGAAAGGATCTCCATCCGCAGTCGGAATAATCCGAATGGTCTGTTCTCCATCCTGTGGTTTCCAAAACCCATTCTTTTGTGAACCGCCGCGGTTATCAAGAGCGAACTTTCTCTCTTGCATTTTCTTCAAATCAATAGCCATTGACCTTTCTCCTAATTGTTAAAGTAAACTCAGCTAATCTTCCAAGTTTCTAGTATATACTGTAACACAGCATATTTCTTTTGTCAAGTCTTTTTTTTATTTTTGTATTGCCGAACTGCGATATGTGACAAATACATAATCGGCGTCATAATCTGTCGAATATATTCCATATGATACTGCAAGCTCCGGGTGCATATGATCAGACACCTGATCGGTTATTTTCCCAAGCAGGGATGAATCTGATTCAAGTTTTTTCTCATTGATAGCGTAATAGTAACACTTCTCGCGAGGATAGTCAAGAGGAAAAAACATATTTTCTTTTCCAGTGTTTATATCCATGGTGCCAACCGCCATAAGTCGTGCTGCTGGGTGTGGTGTGATTGGGTTACCCAAGTCCGACGCCGTTCTAGAATATATTTCTATCATATGAAGGGTTGATGCAATAGCCTCTCTAATTTTAGAATGATATGTCTTCACCGTCAAGTTTGGAAGCGCGGTGGCGATCAGGGATATATCAACCAGAATCATTTTATCAAACACCGCGGATCTGGCATATTCCTGTAGCACTCCAAATACTGCGGCTTGATTCAATTTTTCCCGTTGCGAAATAAAACTCGACTCAGATTTGACATACAGCACGCTGATGTTGCACTCTTTTATATGTGATAATATTCTTAAGGCAGCCGCAGTTACAAGTTCTGCGCCGTCTAAAATAAGCAGCACGTCCCCTGACACTGCTCTAAGAAAGTTTTTAAACGACGGGCAGTTTTTCTCATATTCTTCAGCGCCAAGGGCTGGCTTAATATATTTTGTTCTTCCAGACGTTCTTTTGGTATCTGCTAAAATATTATAAACTATATACTGCGGATATTTTTTAAATTCATCGGCGATCGCGCAACCGGTTTCGCCAAGACCAATGACCACGCTCATTATTTATGTCTCCTCATCGAGCCAAAGTTTTTACCAACGGAGATATTTGTAACGTACTCTCCAAAGTGCGTGTTTGAAAACGACTCAATCAGGGTACCTAAAGCGCTCGAATCTTCTTTAGAAAAATCAATAACCAAGGAGTCGTGGAGCAAGAACGCAATGTTTGATTTTTTATTTTCAAGCTGCTCACCGACCGCAATTGCTCTTTTTAAAAATAAGTCACTCGTTGTACTCTGAACAATATAATTGAGCGCGTGGTGGTGATCCGCCGGAATAAGTCTATCAAAAGGTGTACGCACGAACCCTTTGTCAAAGTATTTATCGAGGACTGCTGTGCGGTTATAGGCGGTGGCTGGGAAGCGGTCCTTAGACTCCGGGTTGTACAACCAAGCGAATATTTTCTTTTTAGCTTCGTCTCTTGTTAAGGCGCCACCGTATATATTTTTTATATTCCAGTCGTGAATATCACCCTTAGGTTGTTCCTTATCTGACAAGGCTAAAAGTGTACGAAGCTCCGCTGCGTTGAAGTCAAGCTCCACAAAATAATCGTTGTTTGGTTTTATTATCGAGCGAAAATTCCGATCCAACGTAAGGATCGGAAAGCTGGATTTGGTGGTCGTAAGCCGACCTGTTTTGGATCTAAACGCATCATAGTCTATTCTCTGTTCGGGATTCCGAACCATTTTTTTATATAATGCACGTGCGCGAGGAAGAGCCATATACCCTATCAGACTTGATGAATCTACGTTTAGGGGCTGCTCTTTTATTTTAGATATCATTTTAACCAGTTGCAACAAGAAGCCGTAGTTCTCTGGTTTTGGGCATGTTTTAAGCACGTGCTCTGTAATGTCCGTACGCAGACTGCAATACTGTAATAAAAACTTTTCGGGTACAATGTCATAAAAGCAGTTCTGTTCCAAATCGACTTTAGCTGCTCTGCACGCAGTCAGATGATTTCGCAAGATGTCATTAATATCTGCCCAAGCTTGCGACTTGTTCAATGGGCACATTTCCTCAAGTGTTTTTCCAGCACAATATAGACTAACATATTCTACGGGTAAATTTAAGCTAGAAACATACTTCCACGTCGCCGACAACTCTGCCGGGGGCTGTCCCCGATATATCTTGCCGTTTGTGTATATCCCCGCGCACTCTGTCTTTGTGTCTAAAGTGTGAAAAATCAATCAACAACCCTGTCTATATGATATCTGTTCTTGTATTACTAATTAACATATTAACATAATCCTTGGATTTGTCAAGCCCAAAATGCTTATATACTTGAATTACTTTTTTGGTCTCTCTGTTAAAATGTTCAGGGTCCAGTGAGGCTCCCAGTTCTCGAAGGCGAATGTAATAGTACATCTCTATCCAATACTCGTCCGGATGAGTATACGGGACGTCCTCCAAGTCCACGGGATATCGATCAACCATTGTTGTTTTTGTCTTGCCTCCGACGACACCATCACACGTGGTCGTCTCGATGATCGTTGGATATGAGTGGCTATACGTGTTGTAAAAACCAACTAGGATGTCTTTAAGGTTTTCAATATCATATTTGTAGCTACGATAATAATATTTTTTAAATAAATTTTGTGGCGTTACGCCATATTTATCCATATGCTTCATCATTACCGGATTGTTAATGTCTGCGATGAGGCGCCATGGCGCATTCGCGTCGATCATAAACCCGTGATTTTGTGCCGAAGCTTTAAAGAATTCATAATTAGTGTCTTTAATCCAAGTAAATTTTTCTTTATCATCATCGTGGTCCTTCATTGAGATTTCCACTATCAAGCCACATATGCGAGCCGGCGTCAACTTAGATACGATAAACGCGCTTTTGCTCAAAATTGCCTGACCATTGTTTATTGTCATCATTTCCATCATAGACTTATTGAAAGAAGAAAGCCCTTTAATGTCCGTTTCTCGTAAGTTATTTTTAAACCACGTGCCAACGATTCCGTCATACAGCGTTTCTATATATTTATTATATAATTGCTTTTCACTAATCCAGCCCTTTTTTGCTCTTGGGGTCCTAATTTCGAGTTCACCCTTCAAATTGAGTAGCTGCCCAATCGCCGCCTTTTTCATATGCGATTGCAAATCCTTAAAAGCATCAACAACAAAATCAATACCGAGCACGATATCAGATCCCTCAGATGGATATTCCTTAAGGTTTGTTTCGGAGAGGTATACCACTTCTCCCTTGTGATTCACTTTACCATAAAGATTTTTACCATTCCACAGGTCAGTTGTATCCTTAAAAACATAGTTTTTTGACAGCATATATTTCCAGTAATTGCGAAAATTAAAAAGTTCCAATGACTCCATTGAGCCGTTTGCAATTGCCAACTGACTTATATCTGAATCTATTTCTATCATATGTTTGTACCTCCTTTGATGTGGCTTAAAGTATTAGCCTCGATGAAACAATCACTTTACCTTAATACTTCCCTTGACCTTTTTCGCTGCGGCGGCGGCTTTGACGGCCTTTTGCTTCTGTGCCGCGGCGGTCAGTATGCCTTCTTTATGTGCCACCGCCGCTGCTTCTTGAGCCTCGCGCTGATTTTGCTGTTCCGGAGTTTCTCCAAAAATTTTCCCGCGGTTTTCAAGCCACTTTTCCCTCGATGCCTGTGTACCTGTTCCTGCCTTAGGGTACCCGCTAACAGTCTTCTCCCACCCGTTTTCATTGACTGTCGAGTGGTAGTTAATACAAGTGTAATACCCCCCAAACCCAAGAGCGGAGGCAATTGCATAATCTCTACTTGACCCAACATTTTCGATATCAGAAAAGAATGTGGATCCCAAGCCAAACAAATTATTGCCAATCATCTTTATTTCGACAGTCTGTGGCACCACGATGGAACCATCAAGACCTCTTCGTGCGAATGTCTCTCTATTGCTGCCAGCATATACACTCTTGAATGCTTCGTCATCAATCCTCTCAAAGGTTGTTGAAAGTACAGGACCGCCGTCGTGACCCATCCCTAACCAGTATATTCCAGCTTTTTGATCTTGTTCTTTTTTTCCATTAAGATTGGAGGTTGTTCTTGTACTAGCAGTGACAACAATATATCTGTGGTCTACTCGCTCACCCATATTTTCTCGGGTGCCTAAACTCTCTGCTTGTAGTGGCTCTACAACTGTAGGATCCAAATGCCCAGTCTTAGGTCTGTGGATCGCGAGGCGGCATTTATTGTTGCCGGTTTGTCCCGGCGCTTCGAAGCCCTGATAAGTTAGCCCCGAGCCGTTCATCTGTCCGGCGGGTCCGCTTATGCAACCCTGCGGACCACCGCCGAGTGCGGGAATAACCAAGTCTTTTAAAATTTCGTCAATAAACTCTTTTAAAGATATGCGGTCCCTAAGTTTAGATACAACGTTTTTTATCATCCAAGCCTTAAAAAGCTCTAAAGAGATTGGTACCTCGGCTAACGGTATTGTTCTTCTTATGGTTTGAGCCATATCCGGGTATTCTAGCGCTCCAAGAATAAACATAGGCTTATCTGGTAATCGAGTAGCAGTTGAGGATTCCTTGAAATCACTATTAAAAAGTACTTGATCAATCAGATCTCCCAAATAGAAATATTGAAGCTTGACATATAAGCCGGTATTGTCAAGCTGTAGATAGCCCGTGGTATGATCTACGGCGTTTCCAAACACCCGTTCTTTGAGGCTTTGCTCCGCGGAATCTCGCGATTCGCGCTGCTTCATCGTTTCTTGCGCGCTTATTCCTTCCACGGTCGCTTTAACAACACCACCGTATTGCGACGTTGAGTCGGCGCTCTGGTCGGTTGAGTGATTAAACGTTGCGCTTCCGCGTTGTGCGGCGTCGACGGCGGCGGTGCCCGTCTTCTGGAGTTTGTTGGATACCTCCGTGACTTTGGCTCCCTCGTGGTCCTCGGCATCGATTATGGCTCCTGATCTATACGCGGCGAGGGCGTTGTTATAAGATTTGCGCTCCGATTCCGAAAGCTTTGCCAACTCTTCAGCAGAAAGGATTCTAGGTCGCTTTCTCTTCCCGATTGCGTAGTCATTGCTGCCATCATAATTAACAAAAAATCCCAACTCTTCCTTCTTAACCATAATACTGTGGATTTTTTTTTCTGACAACATGCTGTTCAAGAAAACACTCCAGCGTGCGACCCGACCTCCTAGCTGTTCTCTGTCCTCTTGCGTCCGAAGAGCGTTCACTGCATCTCCCGCTGTTTTGACCTTGGCTGAAAACTTCTCAAAACTTTTGTCGTCAGAAAAGAGTTTGTGGCCCGGGTCCTCATCGACATTCTTGAGATATTCGTTACCGCCGTAACCTTCGAGGTCGACTGAATCATTTTTGGTCTGAAAAGAATGATAGCCATTCTTTTTAGACGTTAGGCTGTTGACTAGTATGGCGTTATCTGCGTTAAAGTCACCAGAGCCAGCCAATTCCTTAATTCCTTCGGGCGTGAGGGTTTTCTTCACATCTCGCAGGAGCGTGTTTAGGTGGGTTTTCGCCTTGCTGTCCCCAGTATATGGTCCGGGGTTGGTGACCTTATTCCCCGCGGTGGTGCTATCCTCAAATACGTTAATGTTTCTATTGTCCGGAGAATTCGAGTGCTGCAACTCTATCTTTGATATGTATGTCAACTCCAACTCTGTGCCCCCGTCTTCAGTCATCGTGATCTTCGGCACATCGCTATTAAACAACAACATCGATTCGGCGCCGCGAGAAATAGACTCTAGCTGAAACGTGTTAAAATGTTTTTGCATAGCAAGAGGTACGCTCCATCCCCATACGATCCTTACAAGATAACTTTGTGGGTTTGGCATGGCGTCAGCGCCATCAAGCTCTAGGGTATCCAAAGGAACCATAGCAAGGTCTAGTACCGTTGCGTAACCGGGCTCTCTATGATCGAGCGCAGAAAGGGACTCACCAACAAACTTTAGTGTTGCCTTCCTTGTTGATTTAACCTCCTTTCCTCCGGGGGCGCCGCCGTCTCCCTCATAATAAAATTCTTTTAACCCAACTGCCGTGCCTCTTCCGCCGGAGAGCGAAGAACCCGCCATCAATGCTTGTATGTTCTCCTGTTTATAAAACCCAGTAAAAAGTACCGGCGTGGTCCGACCTTTTGCGGTTGATCCCGCTTTCATCATAGCGGAGCGCGAACCTTGCACCAGATATATATCAACATAGGGTACCATCGCTGCAATCTGAAATGGTCTGAGATTTAAAAAACTTGCCAGACCACTCTTTGCCAGCAGTTTCTCTTTGAGCGTTTCGGTGCTGCCCTTCATTGAGGTAAGTGATTTAAAACTATTTTCTGCATACTGTCGAAGATCGCCCATCGATTCCATAAGAAAACACTGCGCATTCAGTCGAGCGGTCTCTCTCGCGCTGGCATTTTTTCTTTGGAGTTTAATGAATTCAGCACTATCCTCGCCCTCGCTATTAGTATCTTTTGTGTGCGTCGAGCCGTAGGCGTGTTTTTCTGATTGTGCTTTCGCCTCAGCCTGAATCTGTGCTGTCGACTTGGTTCCAAGGGGTTTGCCGGATCCGGTATCGCTAGTTGGCTTTTCGTCAGTGCTCATAATTAAATTCCATAATATGCCAGCAAAGTACCAACCGGGGTTGGTATATAAATAGTTGCGCCCACGGCAACGTGACCCTCTGTCGGAAGACCATTGTACAAAGCAATAACCCACCAAGCCTCCGGAGATCCGTAATGTGTCTGAGCTAACTTATAAAAACGATCTCCCAGTTTCCAGATGTGCGGCGTATTGGTTAAATTGGCGCGCTGCTCGTCTGACAACTCCACAAACTTTGCTGTGCCATAATGCGCAACTCTCAAATTGCGACGTCTGCGGCGCATCTGCTCAGTATAAATCGGATGCAGTGCGTATCTTACTGGTGCCCTTTTGTATCTCACAATTCCCTCTCCTGTTTATTTTCCCACGTGCTTGTCCATCTGTAGTACTTTTGCTTTCTTGCTCTTTTCGACGGCTTTCTGCTGCGATGTGGTGGGTTTTGCGCCGGGGCTCGTGGTGCCGCCGGCTGGTTTTTTTTCTTTTTCTTTGGCTTCGTCTACCTTTTTTTTCTCGTCTTCTATCGATTTATTTGCCGCAGCCGATGCCTCTATATTATTCAACTGGTTTATCGACGTGATTTCATCAATATCTGAAAACGATGTTGGGTTGCTTGGACCCGTGCCCTCGATGCCGTACGGAAATTGACCAAAGGTTTTTGCCCCTCGGAGGCTTCCTCCCGCGTCGTATCCCAAAGCGAAATCGTGCAATACCGTTAATTCGAGACTCAAAGATACCAACTTCGGATAAATATTACCGCTGGCAGTATATACCCCCACATCAAAAGACGGCGCATAATCGACGCCGGCAAGAGTTCCGAATAACCCTGTGTTGGCTGCTGCCTGACCGGGCTTTCCAGCGATAGTGTTGCCGCCGTTTTTGCTTTGCACAAGGTTGGCGAATTTTATTTTAAAGTATGGCGGTGCGCGAAGGCTGGCGTTCAAAGCTCCCGGCGATGTCTTGTATGTTGGATATAAAGAACGAATCAACTTTTGACACTTTGCCATATTAGTTTTTGCTTCTGCCAAAGACGATGCTATTACATCAAACTCGATAGTTATAACTCGAACCGTATTCTGGAAAGTCTGAATAGGATCCATCTTCCCTACCGCATTGATAGAGTTCCAATTGCTTGAAAACGAATCAGAAAAGTTAGTTACAAATGCTTTAAAGGTAACGCCGATTCCCGAAGTTATGCTGTGTATATCAATAGAATACTCACTTTTAAATATTTCTGACGGATCTGTATTCCAAGCCGTTCGTTCTTTCAGCCGGGTATGGTTGCCAATCTTTGCCGGGGGCGGGGGCTTTTTTGGCGTCGCATTTGGTTTTTGTTTTGCCTCACCTACCTGTGGTGGCGACTTTGCATCTTCTGCGTTAGTCTTGCCTTCTTTTGCCTCTGGTGTTTCAACCTTCTTTGCCTCAGACTTGCCTTCTTTTGCCTCTGGTGTTTCAACCTTCTTTGCCTCAGACTTGCCTTCTTTTGCGGTGGCTGGAGGAGGTGTAGCTTTTGCTGGCGTGGTATTTGGTGCCTGTACCACTCCATCTTTTGGAGGTGCAGCTTTCGCTGGTGTCTGTTCTGGCTTTTGCACCACTCCATCTTTTGGAGGCGGGGGCGTTGGTTTTTTGTCACCCGGTTTTTGAGTTTTTTCCTTTTTAGGGGGCTCTATTATTTTGGTTGTCATTCTATTTCCGCTCCGTTAACTTATTATTCGCTTACCGATACTCGATGTTTTTTCGATACCAACTTGTCGACAACCCGACCTAGCTCCTTGTGGTCCAACTCCAAAATAACGGTCGTAGGCGCAGTGTCTCCACCACCACCGCCTCCGCGTTTCGAAGTAGAAGAAGCTAAGCCCAGCATATCCGCGAAACCATCAAAAATGCCGCCATAACTCACGGCGCTCTGATATGCGTGTGCCTGCTCAACCAGACCTGTCACGTTATCGACAACTGCCGGGGTTATCTGCTGCATCGCAGGAGTTGCATCTTCTAGGGTCTCTATCATTCTCGTGAATGTTCCCGCTTTGGACTCAGGAAGTGCCGACAGGGACTCAGCTAAACCATAGGCTAAGCCGGTCACAGCCAATATTCCAAACCAAGCCCAACCGATACCCATAAGTGCCAATGCGAGACCGCCCATAAGCATCACGAACATCGGCAATTGCCCCATAAGCCTGCCCAAGTTATCTGCCCACTTACCAGTCGCCTCGGCGATCATTTGTAATGGAGACGCCAACAAAGGGAGGGTTGTGACTGCGCGTTCCGCGCCAAAGCCCATCATCCAAAACCCATCTCCCATTGATCTCAAGGAATCTTCCAGTTTGAACATTCGAATCCACATACCAAGACCCAAGAGCGTGTGCATTAATGATTTAACCTGAGGTACCGCAGAGCCCATTCCTGTGCCAGCGTGCTCAGCAACCTTACCTAAGCCTTGCATCATATTTCCAAGGGCAGTTAGATCGTCTGTTGATATGAAAAACAATGAAAATGCCAAGGCGAGGAGACCGAGAGACATGGCAATCAAGCCACCCATAGCGAGAAGCCCGCCGGCACCGACGCCAACGGATGCGACTGCCAGTGTCACCATCAACCCAACAAAGGTACCAAAGTCTCCCAACTTTCCCAGTATACTCTTAAAAGCTTTTACCAGAAACCCCATTCCCCAAGCGGCGAGGGCAACTGCCCCGCCAATAAGGAGCATCGCAAACCCTAAAGGTACCAAGCCCGTGGCTACGGCAGGTGCGGCGGTTGCAACACCAGCCAACACGGTCAAAAGTTTAACCATCATTAAACCAAAGACTCCAATTGCAACAGAAATTGCTAAAATCTGGGTGGCTGAGAAGCCTTCAAAAGACCTTACCAATTCTGCGACGCCCTTAGCTGCGATAAAGACAGCAACCGATATTAAAATAAATGTGAGACCGAGCGCAAGCAGTCCGCGCCAAGTATCTTGCGCCGCTTTACCTATCTGCCGAATCGACGTAGAAATAGCCTTGCCTTTCTTTTTTGGGTCGCCGGCTGGACCCTTCCCAAATATACTCCCCATTGCTTTACTCGTCTTCGGCATGGCTGTGGCAAACTTTGCAGCCATTCCACTTCCAGCGGTGGAGATGTGTCCGAGCAGTTTGGGCACCATACGAAGTGCAAGAAATGCTGCGCCCAAGGCTGCAACTGTGCCGACAAGCCCGCCGCCGAGAGAATTCCTAATCGCAAGAAATGCCGTCGCAATCCCATTAAACAGAGTCGCAATTGGCGCAGCTATATCTGCTAAAGATGCCAACACAGCGCTAAATTTTTGACCTGCTGTCATACCGTGCTCAGTCTGATTCATCATCTCCTCGATACTCATACCGGCGTCTTCAGCTTCTTTGGCGACCCTTGCCATTTCTTCGGCTGACATATCCCCGAAGAGTTTTGTTGCAGCCGTCACACTTTTAAGTCCCAGAGCGTTGGTATAATATTGTCTCTCGGCGCGGGTCATAGATTTAAAATCTTTTCCGGACGCATCGATTGCTCCACGAATAGCGATCATTCTCTCAGAAAGAGATTTGTTCATCATATCGTTTGAGCTAAGGTAAGCGCCCCCTAGAGCAGCATTCAGCTTCGCCGTGGCAGCGGCTGCTCCGGAAATGGTGTCATATTGTTCTGTTAGTTCTATGAGATTACCAAGCTCAATTCCTGTCTTCTTTGCTATGGCTTGCATTCTCATAAACTCTTTTCCAGCATTCTCGCCTTCGGCTGCAAAAGTATCCATATGTTGTGCAAAGTTGCCCATTACAACATTAAAGTCCATATCAAATTTGTCTGCGAAACCCTTGAGATCTGCCCCAAATTGTTGAGATTCTTTTCCTGTTTTTCCCATTACGGTTTGAGCGAATTCTAATGTCTTCACTGAGTCGTCCGTGCTTGCGCCCAACAACTGCATTGCTGTTACCAAGTTTACAGTTTCGTCGGTTGCCTCTGCGCCCAGCTTACTAAAGGAGGTAAGGTTGTTACGCAGGCTCTGGAGGGATGCATTCTGCTGTTCTATAGAACCACCCATTGCCAGCGTCGTCTCATAGTTGCGCGAGATTACTTCATCGTATTTTCCTGCTGCACCGGTGGTGCGGTTAAACTCCGCACGTGCGCCATCCAAAGCAAACACCATTTGCATCAAGTTGACACCGATTTGCAGGAGCCCAGAGCCAAGAATGTTCGCCGTTGATAATAATTTTTTAGACTCAACGGCAACCTTTCCAATCGCAGCCCCGAAGCCCTCTGTTGCCGCAGTGGCAGCAAAAGCGCCGGCGCCGGTGTCTTCCCAATTAGCACTAACATTTGTTAGCATCGTCAATGAATTTGATATGCTGTCATTAGCGCGATCGGACTTATCAGCAGCCTCGTCCATAGCGCCATTGATTCGTTGGCGTACACTAAGTTCTTCGCCCAATGAATCAAGGTGCTCTTCCGTAACATCCTTATTGGCTATAGCATAGTCTAGATTTTCCTTAGATAGCAGAACCTGCTCTTCAGCCTGCTTTATAAGGTCCGCGGAGGCGGTCCCCTGCTCTTTAAGCTTCGTCAGTTGCTGCTCGGCTACAATTACGGAGTCTGAAAGCTCTGAATGATATCCGGCGTAATCTTGTTTAATTCGCTGGAGGGTTGATAATTGTTCTTTTTGCGAGTCAATGATATGACCCTGAATCGTCCTGCGAGCTTCTTCCGCAGAATTGATCTCGCCCAGTTGCTGTTTGTTTTTAGCTAACTGGGCTCCCTCTGCCTCAAGCTGTTGTACGGTTTTTTCAGCCATTCATCCGGACCCTCATTTTACTTAAATGGCCACTTGAGACCAGTCTTTTTATTAAAGTCTTTAATAGACTTGTTGAGCTTGAACTTATTTTTAAATGTGCGAGGATCATTCAAGCCGTATTTTTGATATGCGGCTGCATATCTTTTTTCCTTACCCAGAGTCTTGGCGAATGACTTTACGTCATCTCGCGAGCCTCTAACTGAAACAGGGATTGCTGAGCCTCCGAACATCGCCTTCAACATTTCTTTGATCCCGGCGCCCATTTGAAATATACCAAAGCCTTCTTCAATATCACCACTTTTAGCCGCGGCTAAGTCTATGATAATCGGTGCTAGCTCATCCTTCCCTGCTTCCATTTCTCTCCCTCCAAAATATAATAAGTCATAATAAATAGTGTGTTTATAAAGAAAAAAGGGCGCCTTATGGCGCCCTTGGTAAAGAAAGTATTATCCTCGTCGTGAAGACGATTTAGACTTGGACTTCGCAGCGTCCATATCTGCTTTTTCTCTCTCGAACTGCTTGGTCAATCTTTTAACAAACCAGTGTCGAAGTCCAATCGGGAGGCTATAGGCTTCAATAAAGCTCCAGCCTCCGTGATGTTTTAACAAAAAGATTTGTTCATACACACTTTCAATATATTCACTGCTTAGGCCAAAAAAAGTCCGTTGTGAACGGAACCTCCATATCCATGTCAAAACCACAACTTTGACATTCGAAATGTTGAGTCAAATCAATGTTTGGCATCAAATCGTCATACGCCTTGCGAACAAACCTTGCGTCTTGCGCTGGCATAACATTAATAAACTTTGTAATTGTAGCTGCTTCTGCGCTGCCATTGACAGACGCGATTATAAGCCTTAGATTCGATGTAGCTTGAGACTCGGGCAAGTTTTGCTTCTTTCGCAATTGCTCGGTCTGCATCAGCAGCTTTTCATCCCTTCCTGTCAAGAGGCGCAACCCCACTGCAACGTTGCTCTTGGGGCATACAACCTCCCAGATGCCATTATCTGTCGCTGTGGCGCCACTCGTTATCCCACCGTCAGTTAATATATGGTCCTCAAGATTAAACTGGTGGTCTTGCAAATCCAAGCACGACGGGCAAGTCACCTTTGTTACATAATCTGCCCCGTACCCTGTGACTCTAGCTGCAACAACCAGAGCATTCTTGTCTCCGATTAAAAGGTCTGATATCCTGACTGTCTTATCAACAATGATATTTTGCAGCAGCCTGTCAATTGCCAAACCCTTTTTAAGAAGAGACTTTGACGTCAAAATATCTTCGTCTTTGGCGGTCATATACCGGATTTCCAAGCTGTCCTTGCCGTGCAAAGGATGATCACTTGGATAAAATTTTCCCTGTGACGGTAGGTCTACGAATTCAGTTGGAGTGGAGAAATCTAAAGTATTGGTTTCTGTCTGTTGTGAAGAGACCATTTGAGAGGGAGGAGCGTCTGCCGCTGCCCGTGCGCCAGAGCGTTCCTCATTGTTTCTAGTTGACATTAATCACCTCGTCGATTGTCATTGTATATTTATAATAGAAGATTTTATAAAGATTGTTAAGTCTTATTTTGTAATTTTAGCGTAGTCATAACGAATTTCAAGCTCGATATCAACCATATCGTCAGATTCGTAATCGAGTTCTCCAAACTTTACATCCTTGATCCAAGGATTATATAGTTCCCAGCGCTCTACAACCTGATTGTCCGGACCCAGTTGATTAATCGTCAACGGATTTCCGAAGTTTGCAACTGCTTTCGACTTTGACATTGTTTGAGTGTCGGTCGAATCAGTAGGGGCGTGGTAGCCCGCGTGTCCAATAATATCCATAATTGTCTTTGATGCATCCGGGGTAACCGGATCCGCCAATGTAATATTAATGGTGTTCCACTCAACTCTACCGGGGTAGAAGAACTTGTGGTTTAGATAGGTGTGTGCAGTTTCTGTTACTGCAAAACTAGGCTTTGTAACTTTTTTCAACAACCACTGGGGGATTCCATTGAATTCCATCGTCCAGCGATATGCTCTTTTCGGTTCACTATTTGGGCTTGACCAAAACATTTTTTATTTCTCCTATTATTAAAAAATCGTTTTCTTATTATAAGTAGGTTGGAGTGAAATATCTCCCACTCCAACCTACCCATTTATTAATCTTCAAATGATGCTCCACTATCAGTGATCACGAAATCAATGGCAATGAACTCGATTGCACGAGTCGGCTTAAGTAAAATCTTCGCATACATAATGTTGCGGTCAATCAACTCTGGTGTCGTTGTAGTCTCATCCAAGATAATCTTGAAGTCCATAAGACCCATACCGATTTGTACACTTCTCAAGAACGGTTCCGCACGAGTGTAGAAGTTATTCCACGTTGAACGGATATTCGGCTCAAAGAGTGTCGTTGCTGCCATCTTAGAAATTTCTTTCTTGACATAAATCATCAATCGACGTACATTAATTCTATCGAGTGCCGAAGGCGTTACCTGCATAGTCTTCTGACCGAAGATTACGATTCCCTCTGATGGGAATGTAGCAATCGGATTGACGTTTGCTGCATACAACTTGTCTCTGTCTTTCGAGGTCAGCCGATCACGCACTGACGTGACTGGCATACCAGCAGATCCCTCAGTCAAGCCACCACGAGTAAATCCAGCCGGGGCAAACCATACTTCGGATTTAGCTTCCGAGCTAGCCATCGTACCAAGTGCGACGACCGATGGGGGTGCCCAAAGGCTTGCGCCGTTGGCTTGGTCTTGAACCTGAACCCAAGGGTAATAACAACAAGCATAGCTAGAGTTAATACCAAGTCCCTCGATTCGACTAAGCGTAGCGTCAACAGTACCTCCATAAGTACTAAATGCTGCACCAGCGGCTCGGTTGGCACGGGGCTTATAGCCTCCACCAATATCAAGAATCGCAAGAGCGTCTCCACGAGCTTCGCAAATGTTTGTCATGTGCACGTTAAGGTTATCATTTGTAATGCCCGGTGCGACCATTGCATTCATCTCTACCACTTCAGAGTCTGCACAAGTATCCATTGCCTTTCGGATAGAATAATATGCGTAGTTGCCCTTGTCGGTCGAGGCAGCAGCCATGGCGATATCTGGTGCGAAGGGATCTAAAGATTTAATATTTAACCCATCAAATCCTCCCCAAAGAGGCATTGTAAACTTATCGATTCCCTGATCGAGAGAACCCGACCAGCTACCGTTTGCGCCGTTTCCGTCGCTTCCGCTTGCACTCCAAGATGTCTTGGCGGCGCGCTTACCTTCTGCCCACGCGGCGTCGGCGTTCCCAGTACCAACCAAGCCCACATCATCGAGCGAGAACACAAACTGTGATACCTCTACAAGGCTATTGGCTGCACCCGGTGCTAACCCATCGGGAAGTGGATACATAAGATCCGCCCAAGAGGCATTCACCATTTTGTTACTACCGGGTTCTAAATCATAAACTCCCCAATATGCCTGCTTTCTATTTGAAAGCGATCCGGATTCAGAGGTTGCACGTGTTGGAACCTTCGGAAACTGAAGCTTCACATGGTGCCCACTATAGAAATCAACCTTATGGGCAGCAGAGGCGAGACTATCAGGGTCTGTGTTATTACCGTCGATAAACTGCGTAACTAGTGTAGAAGACTCTGACGTCGCATCGTTGTCAAAGATAATGGTTGACAAGCGTGGGGGTCCAAAGAACCCAAACGGTAAACACTGTGGATCCAGTGCGGCGCTATCACAATCGTCATCAGTTTCAATTCGAATGTAACGAGACTGGTTTTCGTAATCTCCCTGAAAGGTGTAGCGGCGGTCGGATTCACTCCACGCCAAAAGCTGATCACCAATTTTTCGTTTAACGTAGTTGCTTGAATTCGGATTAAGGTTGCAGTTTGTAAACTGTTCAACAATATCCGGACCAATATCGTTATCTCCAACTCCGCGTACCTGAACCGTGAACGACCCATATGGATCTTCCTCTGGGTTTCGGGCATATTTGATATCCGCGATGGATATCTTAAGATTGGCAGATTCCCATTCACCACTATTCAGCGCGTGAATTTTAAACAGGCGAGCTACGCCACCGGTGACAGTACTAGTAGCCGATATTGCCGGTGCAAAACTCGCGTGATCTGCGCTCAAATCCTGAGAGAAAATCCACCCGGACGAGCCAGCCGCGGCGCCTCCACCGGTACGGTAGTCGCTTCCGACCTTTGTTCCACTGGAGTGTCCCTGCGCTAAACGAGTTACCATACCCATTGCATTACCAGTCGTGCTAAGCAGCGAACCGGAAAAATACTCGGCAATATTATTTTCAAAAGTTTGACCCAAGAAATATTCTTGCTTGTTTCCTGTACCAATAACGTTGCTGTTCAAGAGCGCCGGATTGGTATTAAACACTTTGCGAATAAACTTGCTCGATCTCTTATCGAAGTTGAAGGTTGTAACGAGTGCCTCGGTTGTGGCAGCGTTATCTGAGTGCACCACCATCTTGAACTCATAATTGTCGCCGACAGATTGAATTGCAGCGTTGGTTCCTTGAATGGCTGTCGGCACTTTATGACGAGAGTTTCCCTTAAGTGACGGGGCTCCAGTGTCAGAATAAAAAATTGCCGCTAGAGTGCCTGTGACTGAGCCGGGGTCGGCGAGGCTGTTAGCCAGACTGACCTCGTGGTTCGGGCTGATGCCGCCTGACGGGAAAACCCATAAAGCCCAAGCGTCCTTTTCTGCATACCAACCCGACTTTCCGGATGAGGTTCGGTCTTCGTGTTCGTGACCGAGCAGGCGAACCATAGTAACTGGTCCGTTGTTTCTAAGATAGGACATAGCTGCGTATGTTCCATACATTGGCGATTGGAGGTTACCCTCTCGCCAAACATCGTTGGCGCGACCGCCGGGGACCGGGGCTCCGAACATCTCCACAAGTTCTGCTTGTGACTCTACTTTCACCGGACGCATTGCTGGTCCGCGTAGGGTTCGACCGATAATAACCGGTCCAGATTTGTCCTGTGTCGCCGGTAAAAACGAGTTGTCGATCTCGTTAAGAAAAATACCGGGGGATACAAACTTGAATCTCTTTACTGACATGATAATTGTTCTCCTTCAACTAAAGAATTTCTCTAATAAATAGTTACATAAAATACGAAAAACCCAATTTTAACCGCGATACTTTCCATCAATGCCCGCTTTGCTTTTATTGAGATCGGCGTGCCCTATTTCATCTCCAAGAATTACTCGTTCTCGCCCTATCTTAACTTCCACGGCATTTTCTCTAATAACCATCTTTGGCTGCTCTTGATTTTTATCAGCGCCTATCAAATATCCAAGCACTTTAACTTCGAATGTCGTTAGATAAAATTGTTCTTCTTCCCCGATCTCAGCCACGTTGCTTTCCTGTGTAAAGTCGGGCTGCATAAATGCCTCGTATCGGTGTTTTTCGTGCTCAATAACAAAATAATTTATTCCACCAGAGCGAGTGATAAAGGGTTGAGTCGCTTGGTTAATTTGCTGTTGATATTCACAGCGGATGCTCACCTTGTAAGTCACATTAATATATACTGGCATTGGCATAATAACAGACTGATATACGACCTTTGGATTCTTTCGCGGAAAATTAAATTGTTTTCTTTTTTCTTTTGCGTCTGCCGACGCATATGCTGATGTTCGTTCTTGATTAATCTTTCGAGAAACAACAATAGAACCGCCTTTATGATCGGAATTCGGTGGCACATTTCCTGAATAACCTCCCTTGCGAGAAGGGTCCTTTTCCATTGAAGTCCTCTCGATGGTCATAATGGGCATAATTAAAGATCCGGATCCATCACGAACATTTTTATTTTTTTTAACTGAATATGCACGTTCCGGAGCGGTCCACTGTATCGGGATCTGTTTAAACCCCTTGTTGGTGTCGACATGAATGCCCAAATCTTTAAGCCAGTTAGATGCGGCATAATCGATTGTTTCAATCGTCGATGGCTGAAACGGAATTTCTCTCGTATTTGGATCTTTACTCGCCATTAAACAGCCCCTCTCGCGCCTTGATACATTTAGCCACCACTTCCATTTTGTGTTCCGTCTGCCCGAAAATCTCTCTCGGCTCCCCGAGATTTACAATCTCATAGTAGCTACTGCCATATGCAAGAAAGTCCCCCTCGCGGACAAATAAGTCTTGATCTTCTACAAGCCGCCTTTTATGAAAATGTACAGTAATCGAGCTTTTTCTATCAATGCCAAAATTAGAGGTGGTGGTGTCACTTCCTTCCCATTCTACCAAAGCATAAACTCGTACCGGCGGCAAAAACGTTTTATTAATTGCTTCGCCATATAATGGGTGAAAATTTGTGCGTTCTATGCTTATTGGATAATATACAATTTGTTGCCCAATAACTCGCTCAATCAATTCGTCATTGACTTGCTTAACCAGATCCCGCTCTTTTTCCCCAGTAAATAAAGGAGGCGGTGGCGCTGATGGTTGTGTCCATTTTTCGTCTGCCATGTTCTATCCCCCACTCACCCGCTATATATCAGCATGGGCACGTGTTGCTGGATTGTGTTTGTAGACTCGACCATACTAGCGTCGCTATTCATAAGCTCCCCGTAGGTCAGTTCGTCAAGGACTGTTTTAAGCTCATCTCTTAGAGCAGTTTGTTCTTCTTTACCTTGACTTATAAGATCGCTCCCGTTCAAAGAAACATCGTTGCCGGGAATCGGAATTGACGCGAATTTGCTTCGGACGTGCCCAAGCATTTCTTTGCTAAGAGCAAGAGCAAATCGGCGGATCCACTGTTTACCGATTGCATTAATGTTCGCATATGGAATGTTCTCGAAGGGCAGTGTATTCATATTATTAATGCCTTCAACTCCTTCCTTGCGATCTGCCTGCTCCTCCCAAGTGTCCACGCCTCCAACAGAAAAGTCGACCCACAGATTTGCTGGATATCCACCGCTCTCCGGAGGAATGGGGAATACCCGTACTGTGTTGTTTCTTAACTCGTACGACCAATGAGAGTTACGAGTATAAATCGAATCTTCGAAAGCCATCGCCTGCGCTTTATTCTGCCACGCTGGGACAACCTGAAAAGTCGAATCGTCTGCATATTGACCGTACGTGCCGAGGTTTCCAACAGTGTTCAAGCCACCATAATAACCGAAGAACCTCCATGTCGCAGCAGGTGTTTTAAAATATATCTTGGAAATACTAATTTTGTTTAAGCCAACTTTATTATAATACGGGTAGTCGCTATTGTCCGAATCTGCGGAAGCATTATAAATCGCCTTTTGCAAGTCATAATCCTGAACGCCGCCAGTTAAAGCAAAGGACGCAGAATATATTTGGCTATTCCCCATCTGTGCTTCCGCGGAAATACCCTCCGAGACGCGACGGGCGTACGCAAAGTCAAATCGTGGGATCCTAAGATTAACGTTTTTCCCTTCAAGCACATGACCCGAGGGTAACTGACCGTCTTCGTCAAACGAGCCGGTTGTACCACCAAGAACATTACCAAGGATGTTTTTCGCCTGATGGATGTTTAAAAGGTAAGAATATTCCAACGTTGCCTCTTCGTAGGCTGTATATACTTGACCATCAGTTATTTCAACATCAAGCACGTCGCCACCAAGTTTTTTATAAACATAAGCAACTTGGTCTACGGCGCCGGAAATAAAGTCCTGCTGACCAACGGTTTCTAGACCATTATTCGAGCCGCCATATATCCCCAGTGGCAGATTTCCAAACACGTCGGTGAGCGTCCCGGTGACTGATAGCCTTATAGCGCTCGTTTTAGAAGCAGGGGTTAAAGTAGGTGTTGCCATAGTGTGAGAATCCTCCGAGAGTAATTAGTTTTCGGACAAAAGAAAAGCCCCGTGCCAGTCGAAACTAACACGGGGCTTTGCGATTAAAGGCAATAACTCAGTTATTAACCAACAAGATCGCGAACCACGACAAGACCATACATGTCGGGGCGAACCATCTTCTTAGCGTAACGAGTCATTACTCCCTTGCGAGGGAGGAAGTCTTCGTCACCAAAGATAGTCGGAGTGACCTGAAGAGGAACATAAGGAGCGTATACATAGCCACTCTCAAGGAAGCTACCACCCTTACGACCCACAAGGATCAGGTTACGCGGGAAGTATGGGTCAACCCAAACATCCCACTTCTTGCTGATTGAACCAGCGTTAACAGCACCAATCGTTCCCTTGTCATCATCAGCGGTTACACTTGCGCGGAAGCCACTGGTGAATTCAAGAACGTTTGCGACCTCTGGTCCACAAACAACGAAGTTGGCGCCACCGCGAAGAGTCTTGCGGTGAATGCGAGCGGAAACGTCATTGATCGTCTCACAAAGAGTCTCATACCACTCAGAAACCGTTCCGGTGAAGTCCGGAGGAGCGGTTGCACTAGTGATACTAGCTCCAGTCTCAGGATTAACAAACTGACCGGGGCGACGGCTCCAGTAGAGCGTACCAGCAGTTGCACCCTGAATGAGATCACTGAGGATTTCCTGATCAATCTCTAGAGCAATCTGCTCGGAGAGAATACCAGTCAATTCAACCTCAGCATCAAGGTTGTGATAGGCTTGAAGATCCTGTCCCAACTCCGGTGTCCACTTAGCCTTGAGCTTCTTCGTCACGGCAGTCACAGCGATGCTGTCTACCTTGATGTCGATCTCAGGGATACGAGCGTTTGCTCCTGCATTGGTGACGTCAGAAGCTGGAGAATCATTGCGACTCTCAAGACCCCAAGGAGCCGAACCAACAATAGAACCATCAGCGCCACCGGCGCCGAAACCATCACTGCGAGGGTACTGCAAGTAAATCGCAGTGCCACCCGTGGGCATATCCAAGGTATCCGCCGTTCCAAACCAATAGAACGAAATGTGATCAGCCGCAGAACCGGCAACGAGAGCGCCGTTGGCATCACGACGACCTAACTCAGTCAGGCGTCGCTGCAATGTCGCACCATTACCCAGTCCAGCATCCATAGTAGTCTGACCGCCGGCGGTGGTGTTAAGAGAGAGCGCGTGAAGCGCACCCTTATTAACCTCAGTCATCTGAGCGGTCGTGAGGCGAAGAACAGCACTAAACACTTCCTGCGTAGTATCTGCCGCACCAAGAATGTCCGGATCCCAGCGAACAGACTTCTTCTGGGCGTTGCTCAAGGCGGCAACAGTGTCACCGGCGGGAACCCACGGAGAATTAGTCTTCGTCAGCGTGTCAGAGATCGTGCCAGCAACAGTGTTGTGGCTATCAGTGGCGACATTACCGTCGATAACGAGCGAACCGGTCGGTGAGGTATATCCGCTTGAAAGATCATAAAATCCCCCAGTTGTGGAAACACCATCGACGATCCCCTTACCCACGACACCGCCACCATAAATGGAATCCGCTGCGGCGTACTGCAACTTGGCATCAGTGTGCTGGAAGTCGAGGAAGAAGATCAGACCAGAGGGTAAGCTCATAGGCTGAACGCTAACGAGATCATTAGCAATGAGTCCACCGAATACACGACGGACGATTGGGAACGCAACTGCTGCGAACCCTTCCACGTCACCCTGTGACATGGCTGAAGCTTCACGAAGAAGCTCCTTGGCTTGGTTCTCTAGGAGACAAGCCATACTATTCTTGGTATTGTCGTTACTCAACCCCTCCAAAAGACCAGTATTTTCCCACTTTGACATGAGAGCCTGACCATCTTTGGCGAGGGATCGATTGACGATACCTTCTGTAAGTTTTTCTAAAACAGACATTTTATTGTCCTCCCTTATTAATTGTTTTATTTCTTAGAAATTCCTGCTAGAATTCTCATCCTTTCCGATGTCGGATCGGATGCTTTTTCTGTCTTGGTTACCCGAGGCAGAGTTGAAGTCCTTCGTTCCACCGCTTCGCTCAGTGATTTGGGATTCTTCTTAGAAGAAGTCCCCACTGCGCTTTGAAGAGTTTCAAAGATGGTCTTCGCTTCATCTACGGATTTCGCAATTGAAATAGCTTCAGCAATTTTAATTTTTTGCCGCTCATTCAGGGAGGCGCTAGACAAAACACGATTAGTGTAGAGTAGTTTGGCATTCTGAAGGTTTACACTATCAACGTGATTGCGCATCTTCAGAGTGATATTTTTAATTTTGTTCTTTTCTTCTTTAAGAATCTTGAATCTTTTGTTGGTTCTCGCCAATTTCTCTTCAAGTTCTTTGACGTTCTTTCGGAGTTCTTCGTTTTCCTCGGAAGCTTCCGTATCTTGTTCTTCAGCTACTGCCTGCTCTTCAGCCTCTTCTACCTGACCAGAAGTGGCTCCATTCCACCCATCAGACTGGGGGGAGACATCGACAGTTAATTCTTCTATAATTTTAGCAAGAAGGTCTTCGCTGAGATCGACCTTTTCTTCTAGGGCGAGATCTCCGGAGAGACCCATCGCCATAGCTTGTTCATCCTCTACCTTGTCTTCTGCGTTTGCTGCGGCGACCAGAGAATCTAAATCGAGCGTAATCGGTTCTTCGTCGTCCGGGCACGGGCAAAGATTTTCTCCGTCCGTGGCTGCATCGGGCAATTGCTGCGCAAGTTCCTCGTGACTACCCTCGTCACCCATATCCATCAGGGGATCTTCTTCGCCCATACCAAACTCGTCCTCGGGGGCTTCCAATAAAGCTGTCACGGCGTCCTTAATCTCTGATTCATATTTTTCTACAATAGCCTGCTCGGCATTGCGAAGGGCGGCTTCTTTTAATGCTTCTGCATCTATGATAGCCTCTTGTAACATCTTTGACATTTGCGTGCTCCTAAAATTATGAATAAAAGTTACTTTTTAACACAAATAAATAGTATCGTTTGTGAGAAAAAACCTTTTATTCGTCAATTCCGGAACCAGTAAGGGAGTACATGTTTTCCGATTCGATGCCTGTAAGTTCTGCGATGATGCGAAAGGACCCTTTACACTGAACTTGTTGTGTTGGTATGCCAGAAGAATAATTGCCAAACCCTAAACAAGTGACTGAAACTTGCGATGCCTTTGTTTCAAAAGTATAGGCGTCATCTGGTCCATCCAACATAACATAGTGGTTGTGATATATCTGTGAAATATTGGTACCGTCCCATGTTACCTCGGGCGCTGGACCAAAATAAACAGCTAGAGAACCAGTGTGAATATTGTTGTTTGCCTCCCCTCGGTGGTGTCGAGTATTAACAATCGTGAAGTTCTTTGTAACGCTCGGAAAAGTGATGGTAACCGTACCAGATGGTTCCAGTTGAGAGCCGGTCATCCACGGTCGACCAGACACTTGGAATGATGGGGCGTGCCCCAAGCCAGCCTTCGGTCTATAAGTTGTCTCTGCCATATTTTACCTCTTCCCTATTCTACCCTATAAATAGAGTTTTTTTAATTAAAAAGCCCGCCCAGTCACAAGAACTGGGCGGGCATAAATCAAAATGATTTTTAAAGAACTTAGTTCTTACTTGTCAAGCTTAGCAAGCACCTTGGCGAGCGTGGCTTTAAGAGAAGTAATC